GGTCAACCTTCATCAACACAACAATTACAACAAGTTCCAAGTAAAGGAGAATGCAAATGATTAGAGAATTATGGTCAGGAGAGAGATATACAACTGAAGAACTAAATGCACGATTGAAGTTCTTTATTGGTATCGTTTTAGGTCTAACATTATTTGGTATTGTTTTTGTTGTTTTATACAGTTTAATCTTTGTCACTCAGCCAATGAACGGCATGAGTCCTGTAGATAACAAATTTTTTGAATTGATTATTCCAATTGCTACATTCTTGACTGGTACATTATCAGGCATTATGTTGGCAGGTGATGACAAAGACTTGAGAGCAAAAGCAATTGATGCTGCAAACAAGCCATATGTACCACCACCAGCACCACCTGCACCAGTTATATCCGCACCAAGCATGTTTGACTCTGCACCGGCTATAGCATCAGTCGCAGCGTTTACACCAGCGGTAGCAACAGGTTTTGGTGGTAAAGAAGCACCTGCACAACCTTCACATCCAGAACTATGATTAATTTCATCGTCAAGATGTTATCAGGTGAAGGTGAAAATAACCCAAGCAGCAAGAGAGTAATTACCTTTCTTGCTTTCTTGTTGCTTGCCACTGGGTTTATTGCCGAACTATTTTTTGAAAAAAAGTTGAATCCACAAACATATGATGTTATAATGTATATTGTGCTAGGTGGGTTGGGTTTTACTGCATCTGAAAAATTCACATCAAAGGAAAAGAAATGAAAAAAGAACTAGCACTAATGTCAATGATTTTATTTCTGCTTTTTGCACCATTGACTAAAGCAGCATTTGCTGCCGAAGAAAAGAAAGTTTGTGTCAAAGAATTCGACAACAAAACTAAAAAAGAAAAAGAAGTTTGCAAGACCATCAAAGTTCATAAGAAACTAGAAGGCACTAAGATTCCAGAGAAGAAATAAAATGGACGGAGATGTAGCACTCAAAGTAGAGGTTGGCGTTCTCAAAGAAAAGGTCTATACACTTGTAGACCTTTGTGAGAAGATGGACCGTGTTATCGAGAAACTTTCTGATAACAATGCCAACATTGTCAACCAGATTTACAAAGACATGGACAAAAGAAAAGAAGATACCGTAAACGATATCAAAGAACTTCATTCACGTATTACCACCACAGACAGAAATCTATCCGATAAAATAGAACTGACTGAGCGTAGAATCATGGATGAAATCAAATCGTTGCGTGATCATATCACCGAACACAACCAAAAAGAAGATGATGACCTAAAATCTCTGATGCAGTGGAAGTGGATGGTTGCCGGCGGTGTTGTCGTTGTCGCATGGATTATTTCTAACGTCAAATTCGAATACCTGGCAAAGTTTTTCAATTAATTGATTTTTGTGAGTAGTAGTGTTATAATGAATATATGGCTCTTTATATCGATGCAAAATATGTGAGAATGGTTTCTTCCCGCTTGCGTAACTTCAAGCAGAAGAGTACCAATCTGTGGAATTTTTCATGCCCTTATTGTGGTGATTCCAAAACAAATTTAATCAAAGCCCGAGGCTATGTTTATGCCAAGGGTAATGATTTATTCTATCGCTGTCATAACTGTGGAGTAGGAACAAATGTCGCCAATTTCCTCAAGCACATCGACTCATCCTTACATGGAGAGTACATACTCGAAAAATACAAGTCGGGCACAACCGGAACTGCCAACACGCATCACAGAAAAAGTGAAGTACCACCAAGAATCGTCACCAACCCACCCAAATTTGGTCACATCCAAAAGCGCAGTATATTTGAACATGGGGAATGGCTCAGTAGTTTACCAAGTGGACATTTTTGTTTAACGTATGCAGAGAATCGACTGATTCCTGAAGAACATTACGATAAGTTATTATTCACTTCAAACTACAAAGCATTTTGTGATGCCTTAATTCCAAATCACGATAAAAATCTAGTTGAAGATGCACGATTGGTTATTCCATACTTTAATTATCAGAATGAATTGATTGCTGTATCTGGTCGTGCATTAGAGACAAGCGACCGCACACTACGCTATGTTACATTGAGAACAAATGATTCTGATAATAAACTTGTTTATGGTATGGACCGTGTGAATTTAAAAGAACGTGTATATCTTGTTGAAGGACCACTAGATAGTTTGTTTCTGAAGAATTGTGTAGCAAGTGGTGATGCAAATTTATCTTTAACGGTGAAAAATATTCAAGCAGAAAAAATTACGCTTGTATTTGATAATGAACCAAGAAATAAAGAAGTGTGTAAGTTAATTGAAAATGCAATCAAATCGAATCACAATGTCGTTATTTGGCCAGACAACATTGAAGGTAAAGATATTAATGAGATGGTGTTAAATGATTTTTCAACAGGCGAAATCCAGGAAATCATAGATAGTAATACATTTTATGGACTTGAGGCGATAGCCAAATTTACGTTTTGGAAGAGATTATGAGTGTGAAATTAATTGGTGTCACTGCACCCTGTGTAGGACACAATTCTGCTGAAGATATGATTGTGTACATGGCACGTGTGTCAAATCCTAGCAATCAAGATATGACACGGGGTGATGAGAAACTTATTCGTTATCTTATCAAAAATCAACATTGGTCACCATTTGAAATGGTCAACGTTGTTATGGAAATAAGTACAACAAGAGACATCGCAAGACAAATCTTGCGACATAGGAGTTTTTCCTTTCAAGAATTCAGTCAACGATATGCTGACCCAACAAAAGATTTAGGATTCGATTTACGTGAAGCAAGATTACAAGATACAAAGAATCGCCAAAACAGTATTGAAACTGAGGACAATGAACTGAAATCTGAATGGATAATCAAACAGATGGGTGTCATTGCAGAAGCAAAGCAAGCATATGAATGGGCGATTGAAAATGGTATTGCAAAAGAACAAGCACGTTCAGTATTACCAGAAGGTAATACACAATCACGTATGTACATGAATGGAAGTTTACGTTCATGGATTCATTACTGTCAGTTGCGTATGGCCAATGGCACACAAAAAGAACATATGGAAGTAGCAACAGAATGTTGGGAAATTATTCGTGATAAATTTCCAAATGTAGTAGCAGCACTAGAAAAATAACAATGGAGAAGAAATGGTAGATAAGAGCAGCATTACAATAGACCTAGAAAGAGATAAATTATTCGATGAACTCGGAATCAAAAGACTCAAAGAATCATACATGCGTGAGGATGAAACAAGTCCTCAAGAAAGATTTGCATTTGTATCCGCTGCCTTTGCAACTGATAATGCTCATGCTCAAAGGCTCTATGATTATAGTAGCAAGCATTGGTTATCTTATTCTACTCCTATTTTGTCTTTTGGTCGTAGTAAGCGTGGCCTTCCTATTAGTTGCTTTCTTCCCTATTTGGATGATTCAGCAGAAGGTTTGGTCAATACTCTTTCGGAAGTAAACTGGTTATCAATGTTAGGAGGCGGAGTTGGGATTGGATTGGGAATTCGTTCTGCTGATGATAAGTCCGTTGGCATCATGCCTCATTTACGTACTTATGACGCATCTTCGTTGGCATATAGGCAAGGTCGCACCCGTCGTGGTTCTTATGCTGCCTATCTTGATATCAGTCATCCTGATATTATTTCTTTCTTAGAAATGCGTAAGCCTACGGGTGATCCTAATTTACGCACATTGAATTTGCATCATGGCATCAATATCACGGATGATTTTATGCATCTGATTGAAAAGTGTATGCTTGACCATGATGCTGATGATACATGGGAACTTAAAGACCCACATTCAGGTGAAGTTAAAGATAAAGTATCTGCACGTGAACTATGGCAGCGTATTCTTGAAACACGTATGCTGACTGGTGAACCATACATTCACTTCATCGATACAAGCAATCGTTTGATGCCAGAATTTCAAAAGAAAAAAGGCCTGAGCATCAAACAATCAAATTTATGCAGTGAGATTATTTTACCTACAGATAAAGAACGTACAGCAGTTTGCTGCCTTTCTTCTGTAAATTTGGAGTATTATGATGATTGGAAGAGTAATGAACTTTTTCTGCGGGACGTGGCGGAAATGCTTGATAATGTACTTCAGTATTTTATTGACAATGCTCCTGATGCTATTTACAGAGCCAGGTTCTCCGCTGAACAAGAGCGCAGCATTGGTGTGGGGGCTCTTGGCTATCATGCTCTTCTTCAGAAAAAAAATATTGCGTTCGAATCTGCGGTAGCAAAGTCATTCAACAATCAAGTATTCAAACATATCAGAGAGAAACTAGACAATGCAAATCTTGAACTCGGCAAAATTCGTGGTGAGGCTCCTGATGCACTTGGTACTGGCAAACGCTTTTCTCATCTCATGGCTATTGCACCCAATGCTTCTTCTTCTATTATTATGGGCAATACTTCTCCTAGCGTGGAGCCGTACCGTGCAAACGCCTACAGACAAGATACCCTCTCAGGTGCATACCTGAACAAAAATAAATTCTTGGATAAAATCATCAAGGAGAAATGTGATGCAGACAGCAAATTGGATTATCAAGAAATCTGGTCAAGTATCATTGCAAACGACGGTTCCGTCCAGCACTTGGATTTCCTGGATGAATACACCAAGGATGTCTACAAAACTGGTATGGAAATTGACCAAAGATGGGTTGTGGACCACGCCGCTGACAGACAACATTACATTGACCAGGCGCAATCCATTAACCTCTTTTTTAGACCTGATGTGAATGTTAAATACCTACATGCAGTACACTTTCAGGCATGGAAACAAGGACTGAAAACATTGTATTACTGCCGTTCAGAGAAACTAGCAAAGGCCGACAAAGTATCCAAAAAGATCGAACGTGAAATTATACAAGAGATCGATTTGAAGCAACTGGCTACAGAGGAGGTCTGTTTAGCGTGTGAGGGCTAAATGACATTCGAAATAAATTCAAAAAAACCAAAGCCACATCCAAAGAGGCCAACTTACAAGGAAAAAACTCCTGTTCAACCACAACCAAAGAAGAAAGAACAGGAGAATAAAAAAGAAGAAAAATGAGTTGTACAATTGCTCTTTTCGTACAGCATCCTAAATGCTCTGTACAATCAACAAATGGTGTAATCAAGGCATTAGGTAAAGACTATAACTATAAAGTATTTACAAAGCATGAAACGGAAGACAATTTCTTTGATAATGTGGACCTTGTGTGTTTTCCTGGTGGGGTCGGTGACGCTGATTCCTATAGTGTATGCTTTAAACATCATGAACGAAATATCAGACGCTACATTAGGAATGGTGGTAGGTACCTTGGAATTTGTATGGGTGCTTACTGGGCTGACAGGAATTATCTGGACATTATGGACTCTGTGGAATCTAAGCAATACATTCGTCGTCCAAACACATGTACCAGAAGGTCCTATAGCAAAGCAGTGGATTGTAACTGGAACGGCAGAGAGGGAAAATTCTTCTTTTACGATGGTCCTGCATTTATCGGAGATGAGTCCTGCTATGAAGTTGTTGCACGATATACCAATGGAGACCCTGCTGCAATCATCCAAGGAAAAATTGGATTGATAGGTCCACATTTAGAAGCACAAGAATTTTGGTACGACAAACCTTATTTGCATAGACATTGGAACGATAATCAACATCATGCATTATTAAGAGAGTTTGTAAATAAATTATTGGAGAAGTAAAATGATATTAGACATGGTTGTATGGGGTTTCTTTTCAGCATGGGGCTGGATTGGAGCAAATTACATAAAAGACCAGGTATGGCCACCAGAGCCAACTCCTGTCGTAATAGTTCAAGAAGAGAAGAAAAAATAATGTGGCCTTATATTTTTACATTTGTGAGTATGTTTGTGACAGACATTGTGTACACACAGTTACTCAAATCAGTTCAGAATGATAAACCATTTGCATCAAGCATTTGGGCATCATTGATTACATTTCTTGGTGGTGTAGCAATTATCAACTACACTAGCAACAACATGATGATTATACCAGCAGTGTTAGGTGCTTTTGCTGGTACATATGTCGGCATGAAATTTCACTTACATGAGAAAAAATGGCACATTTAGTTGCAAACATACCGCCAGTTCACTGTTACATTCGTAAAGAGTTTCTTTATGACTTTGAGAAGGGACATGGTGAATACGAACCTTGCATTTGGGTCACACTCAAAAGTATTCGTGGTCAAGCATTTAGAATAGAGGCATATCTACCCAACTATGGCGCACTTTATGACAAGTTACCTCTCCATGCGTTTGTATCACGCACAGAGAATATTATCCCAAAGCAACTTTTACCTTTAGATACATTACAAATCTGGGACTGTTTCAGTTATGATTTCACTGTAATACAAAAAGCATTTCTGCGTAATCTTACAGCAAAGTTTTATGCCAAAGATAAACAATTTTACTCTGGCAATTATATGTTTACAGTTGACCACTCAGCACCAGATTTGAATATAATCGATACAAGTTATGCTGAATGGCCAGAGGACCATAAGAGTTTTAACTTTATCGAACTAGATAATGGACAATATGCTGCACAGCCAAACAATCGTTGTTTGTTTTTAGATGCTGCAAGTAATCCCAAACAGTTGAAGTTTCCAGACTTCAAAGTTTGCACAAAGAAGTATGTCGTTGAACAGAATCCAAAGTGGAGTTTAGGTGATACAGATACCGTAATGTATGAATAGGAGATAATATGTCAATCAAAGGCGCAACAACAAGTAAACACAAAAAAGTTCATAAGAGAACCAAACAAGGTGGCATCAAAAAAACAGCAAGCATGAATAAACATGAAAAACGTTCACACAAAAAATACAGAGGTCAAGGCCGATGAAAAAGATTGTTAGATTTACGGCAGCATGGTGTGGTCCTTGCAAGATGCTGGCCAAAACACTAGATGAAGTAAAAACGGATATACCATTTGAAGTTGTTGATATTGATGTATTTCCAGATGTCGCAGCAGAATTTGGAATTCGTGGTGTACCAACATTGGTGATGATGGAAGATAATGTAGCAACAAAAAGATTAGTAGGTAATAAAACAAAACAAGAAATAGAGGCATTCATCAATGATTAAAAAGCAGAACACGAAACTAACAGATGAAAGAACATCATTTAAACCATTTGCTTATCCTTGGGCATATGAATCGTGGCTAAAACATGAACAATCACACTGGCTACACACTGAAGTACCAATGCTTGAAGATGTTAAAGATTGGAAAAATAAACTTACACAAAACGAAAAAGATTTTCTTACTCATATATTCAGATTCTTTACTCAGGGTGACATTGATGTTGCAGGTGGTTATGTCAAAAACTATCTGCCATATTTTCCACAACCAGAAGTTCGTATGATGTTGTTGGGATTTGCTGCACGTGAAGCATTACACATTGCCGCATATTCACACTTGATTGAAACACTTGGTATGCCAGACACCACGTACACTGAGTTTATGGAATACCAAGCAATGAAAGACAAACATGATTACGTTCTTAATCTTAGCGCACAGAATGGCGATAGGGCTTCTACTGCTGCTCATATTGCAGTATTCTCTGCTTTCACCGAAGGGATGCAACTATTCAGTTCCTTTATCATGTTACTTAACTTCCCACGCCAAGGCAAAATGAGAGGCATGGGTCAAATCATTACATGGTCAATCGTGGATGAAACACAACATGCAGAGTCTATGATTAAATTATTCCGTACCTATATTGAAGAGAATAAGGAAATATGGAATGACGACCTCAAATCAAAAATTTATACCATTGCTGAAAAGATGGTTGAACTCGAAGACAAGTTTATTGATCTTGCTTTCAATATGGGTGACATGTCTGGTTTATCTTCTGATGACGTTAAACTCTACATACGTTACATTGCTGATCGTAGGCTTATTAGTCTTGGTCTCAAAGGTGTATTCAAAGTTAAAAAGAATCCGTTACCTTGGGTTGAAGAAATGATTAATGCACCAACACACACAAACTTTTTTGAAAATCGTGCAACAGATTATTCAAAAGGTGCATTAACAGGTAATTGGGAAACAGTGTGGGGTAAAGCAGCATAATACTAAATATAAAGTCTGATTGTCTTCGGCGGTTGGACTATTAAAAAAAATTCTAAATTGTTACGGTTCCGTTACAGCAGAATAATTTTAGTAGTTTAACTCAAAGGAGATAATATGAAGAAGTTTTTAACATCTATTCTATTTGCAGTATCTTCGGTCGTATCAGCAGCAGAGTTTACTGGCGCTGGTGCGACTTTTCCATTTCCAATCTATGCAAAGTGGGCTGAAGCATATAAAGCACAAACTGGCATTGGTCTAAATTATCAATCAATCGGTTCAGGTGGTGGTATTCGTCAAATCAAAGCAAAGACAGTTGACTTTGGTGCATCTGATATGCCATTGAAGAAAGAAGAATTGGATAAAGAAGGTCTTGTACAATTTCCAGCAATCATTGGTGGTGTCGTACCAGTATTCAATCTTGATGGTATTGCACCAGGTCAATTGAAACTGACGCCAGAAATTATTGCAAACATTCATCTTGGCAAGATTACAAAGTGGAATGATAAAGCAATCACTGATTTGAATCCTGGTTTGAATTTGCCTGCCATGAACATCACCGTAGTTCATCGTGCCGATGGTTCAGGCACCACATTCATTTGGACAAATTTCTTGGGCAAAGCAAATGCTGAGTTTGCAAAAACTGTAGGTGAAGGTACAGCAGTAAAATGGCCAACTGGTGTTGGTGGCAAAGGTAATGAAGGTGTTGCAGCCAATGTTCAACGTGTCAAAGGTGCATTTGGTTACGTCGAATATGCATACGCTAAAAAGAATAAAATTGCATTTGCTTCGTTAAAGAATCGTGATGGTGTTTTTGTATTACCTGATGATTCTACATTCAAAGCAGCAGCAACAAACGCTGATTGGAACAATGCACCAGGTATGTATTTGTTGCTCACATGGCAAACAGGCAAAGATGCATGGCCAGCAACAGGTGCAAGTTTTATTTTGATGCACAAACAACAGGCAGACGCATTAACAGGTCGTGCAGTTCTTAAATTCTTTGACTGGTCATATAAAAATGGTGGTCAGATGGCAACAGAGTTGGAATATGTTCATATGCCAGCCGATGTAATTAAGTTAGTACAAGAAAATTGGAAGAAAGACTTCCGTGGACCAGATAACAACCCAATTTGGAAATAAGGATATATCATGAAATTACTCAAAAAACTTTCTATTGTAGTTGCGTTAGCAGCAGTAATTCCAGCATATGCTGATGAGTATAAAGACACACTGAGCATTCTAAGAGAGAAAAATGTAATCACTCAACAAGAATATGAAGCCAAACTGAAAGCATATGAAGAAAGAGAAGAAAACAAAAGATTTGCAGAGCAAAGAATCGACAAAGATGTTAGCGATTCAGTCAAATACAGACAAGCAAGAGCAAATGATGGTGCAGTCACAGAAAACGGACTTGGACTCAAATCCAAAGATGGTAACACGACTGCCCAATTTACAGGTCGATTACACATGGACTATCGACACTACACACCAGATTATGGTCTTGGTCAAACCACGGATTCGTATCAGAACCTAGCAGAAGTTCGTCGTGCTAGATTTGGTGTGCGTGGTCAGTTTCAAAAAGACTTCAAATATGAAATCGTTGGCAACTTTGGCAATGATATTGGTGCATCCAGTTCTTCAACAACAATGGATGTAGCATGGGTAAACTATGCAGCCAATCCTGAAATGCAATTTCAATTTGGTCTATTCAAGATGCCATTTAGTCTTGAGCAGTTGACCAGTTCAAACAATATTGATTTTATGGAGCGTAGTTTGATTGGCCAAGTTGAGGGTGAATTTATTCCTTCAAAAGAAACTGGATTTATGGTGCATGGTGTACCAAAAGCAGGTTTAACCTATGCCGTTGCTGCAAGTCGTGGTCGTGGTAATAAAGATGCAGTCAATGATGGTTTTGATTACATCGGTCGTGTTACCACAAATATTGCTGAACTCACAGGTAGCAAAGAATACATTGCTCACTTGGGTGCAGCATATAGCATAGGTGACATCAAAGGTGGTGTAACTCCTGCTAGTGGTCGTACCGAAGCAAGGTCACAAAGTGCTTTCTTTACTGGTTCTGCGTTGAGTGGTAATACTGAAAGAACACGCCAAGGTTTAGAAGCAGCAATTGCTTATAAGGCTTTGAAGATTCAAGGTGAACAGTTTAATTTTAAATATGACCCGACAACAGGTAGTAATCAAGAAATCAAAGGTTATTATGTGCAGGCTGTGTACAATCTAACTGGCGAATCATTCAACTACAAAGATGGTGCATTCAGTTCAATCAAACCAGCAAATGCCATAGATAAAGGTGGTCGTGGTGCATGGCAAGTTGGTGTTCGTGCAAGTGAATTTGATGCAAGTCCTATCGTGGTTGCAACAGGTAAAACAAATCGTGCTACTTCCATGACATATGGTATTACATGGTTTGCTACTGACAATCTTCGTTTCATGGTAAATTATGTTGATACTAAATTTGATGCGCTTGTGGGTAGTTCAGGAAGTCGTGTAAATGGTGATAAAGCAGTAATGTTCAGAAGCCAGTTGAACTTCTAATCAAAGCCCCGAAAGGGGCTTTTTTAATGTTCTAAATAAATGTTTACTGCCTAACATAGGGAGGCATCATGAAACATTTATTTACTTTTATCATGGCAATACTCCTTACATCTTTCTCATATGCCAGTCAGAGAGATTATACACTGAATATCACCGATGATGAGGTGATTATTCACAATGAAAACGACTGGCACTTTGTGGTTCAGTCTGATGACTATGATATATACATTGAGAAAGGTATGTTAAGCGCAAAAGATGAGATTGTCAGATTTCATGCTTTTGTTCCATATCACAACCCTGAATACATATATGGCGCAACCGTTCCCGTAAATGCATTGTATGTCTTTGGTTCATTGCATTGTGGTAGACAACAATTGATGTTACTCATGGATATGTACGTTGACGCAAACAATAAAATAGTTTTTCGTAATGCATACGAAGTCAACACACACATTGTTCCTTTGAATGTGCCACATACCACACGTTTCGATATTCTCAATCTTGTATGTAAGGAATCAATATGAAAAAAATACTATTAGCACTTCTGCTATTGCCATCACTGGCACTGGCACAAAAAGCACCGCAAGGCGTAACATATGATGCACAAATTTTGCGTGTAAACGATGGTGATACTGTGGTTATTTCAGCACCATTTTTACCAGCACCATTGAAACCTGAATTAGCAGTTCGCATCTATGGCGTTGATACACCAGAGAAAGGCTTTCGTGCCCAATGCCCACAAGAGGATGAAAGAGGAAAACTTGCTACTAAATTTACAACCAACGCCGTTGCTAAATCAACTAAGCGTCAGGTCATTCTCTATGGGTGGGATAAATTTGGTGGTCGTGTCTTGGGTGATATCGTTTTAGATAATCAAAGTCTTCGTTCGATGTTAATACAAAATGGCTTTGCACGTGAATACTACGGTGAGGCGAAACAATCATGGTGTAATTAATTATGAGAATACAACATGAATGCACAGCGTGTGGTTCTGAATTTGCAATCTCCTACAATGAGATGAATACAGAATCAGACCCAACACATTGCCCGTTTTGTGGCGAATACTTGATACTTGATGATGAAAGTTTTGAAGACGAAGACCTTCATGACGATGATGACGAAGAGCCTCTATGACATGGTATTACAATGGTGTGCCGTATGAAGATGACGGCACACATTTTGGTTTTGTCTACCTGATAGAGAATCTAATTACAGGAAGAAAATATATTGGACGCAAATACTTTACACTTGCTGGCTACAAGCAAGTCAACGGCAAGAAAAAAAAGATACGAAAACCTTCAGACTGGCAAACCTATTGGGGTTCCAATGAAACACTCAAAAGAGAACTTGCAGAAACCAGCGAAAACAACTACCGAAGAATAATTCTACATCTTTGTAAAAGTAAATCGGAATGTTCATATTGGGAAACCTATGAGATACTTTCCAGACATGCGTTGCTAAGTGAAAATTATTATAATGATTGGGTCACGGCGAAGATACGCAAAGACCACCTTAAATCTATTGTGCAAAGCAGCAAAAATACTATATAATGATAAGACAGTGCCGACAGGGCTGTTTTAATTTTTAAGGAGATAATTATGTTTTTCACACAAGCACCTCAGTTCCCAACATTCTACTCATGGAATGATATTCAGCGTAAGGCTGAAAGTGCAGCAATTAAAACAATCGATTTCAACAAAGTTTTAATTGACCACACCATTGCCTATTTTGACAGTGTTACAGAGAACAGTTTTACTACATATACAAAGAAAGTGGTAAACCTGAATAACAACATTGCAGAAGATGCAAAAAAAATCATCAAATCGGAAAACAAAGAATCTAAGGCTTGATATAGAGGGTAAAACCAAATTTTGGCAGCCAGTGGTCAGAAACGGTTGGTGGATTAAATTCTCCACCTACCGTGACCACTTTATCTTATTGATGATCATTTCAAAATACACAGGTCAAACAATTCTACGTTATTATGAAGACGAAGGTGAAGCAGTTGCATTCATCAATTTCATTACCACATGTAGGGCACAAGATATTTTTCAATCAGCATAGGAGTTGTTATGAACATATATGAGTCTTTGAAGGACACCAAAGCAGTGATTGATTGTTTATTGACAGATGCCCCACTTGAATTTGCATCACGACCAATACCAAATCCATTAGAACAAACTAAACTTGCCGCTGAAGCATGTGTCGAAGCATTGAAACGTGGCAATAAAATCTTTTTCATGGGTAACGGTGGTTCAGCAGCAGAAGCACAACACCTTGCAGGTGAATTGGTTTCTTATTTTAATTTACAAAGTGATGCATATGCAGCCATTGCATTAAATACGGACACTTCGATTCTCACTGCAATTGGTAACGATTTAGGTTTCAAATATATTTTTTCAAGGCAACTACAAGCACTCTCAAGACCAGGTGATGTGGCAATCTATCTCTCAACTTCTGGTAAATCTGAGAATGTATTAGAAGCAATGAAGTTTGGTAGTATCAATGGTTTGATTAATGTTGCACTCACCGGTATGAAAACAACGTGGATGCAACAATACTCAGATTATTATATTGCCGTGCCATCAACATCAACACCCCGCATACAAGAAGGTCATTTGATTTTAGGTCATTGGCTCTGTGAATACATAGAGAAAACACTAGAAGAAAATGCCCGCACAAAAAACATGCCCTAGATGTGGCGTATCACACAATAAACGTGGACCATATTGTTCACGTTCGTGTGGCAATGTGCGTGAACATACTGAAGAAGACAAAGCAGTTCGTTCACAAAAACTATTAGACTACCATCAAACACCCGAAGGTGCAGCAACACGTGCAAAGGCCGGCAAATATCTTACAGCCCTTAGAAAAGGTGAAGAGATACACATACCCGACATGGAAGATTATGTGGTAAATATTCCTGATGTTACCGACTATGTGGCAGACTATGATGACACATGGCAACGAGCGGAGAAATGGTAATGAAAACATTTATCTTTTTATTGTTTCTATTCCTAATGATTCTCGGTATGCGAATGGGTGATATGTTCGGCATACTCATTGCCATGGCAGGTTTTCTGTTCATGTGGGCATTAATGGATGAAGATGACACATTTTCTTGACAAAAATTGATAGTGATGATAAACTTCAATTATGGCTGAGATATATACATTTACACCCAAACAAAAGTCCGCAGATGAAAATGTGGAACTCAATCGTTTACGGGCAAAGTTGCTAGAATTACATGAAATTCGTGATAACCTTAACAAAGAAATAAGATTTACAAAAGATGCAATTAATCTGCTTGAAAAAGGCGAAAAATGACAGAAGATCCCGATAGTTTTGGTGATGATGATAAGATTGAAACCGATGATGTTAGCATCATTGATAAACTTGATATTCTGATAACACTTATTGAAAATGGTCCCAGGGACAGATACAAGGCACTGACAAATACGCTATATGAGGCAAAATTTCAATTATTACATGCGTGGAATGAGGTTCGATATTACATGGAACTTTGTGAAGGCTACGAAAAAACAATTAAACAAGTGGGTGATAAACTGAAATAAGTTTGTCGCCCAAGGAGAGGGCGATGAACACACTATTCAGATATCTATTCTTCTATATCATCATATTCTTCACGGTGATGTCTTTACCGTTCACAATTTCTTTACTAATCAGATGAATAAACAATTTACACTCACACGGTGGATAGCATTCTTTTTTATTTTGTTTTTTCTCAGTATTCAATCTGTACATGCTAAACCCAAACACAAGAAACAAAAGAAAGCCAAGCAGCATACGGTGCAAACTTATGGCAATATATCGGTGATGGTAACAAATATCACCGACAATGCAATTACACGTTCACAAAATATTGACCAAGTCCGTGCATTGGCTAGTATGACAAAACTTATGACTGCCATGATTGCACTAGACTATGATCGTGATATGAGCCGTAAACTTGTATTGAGTAAAAATGCTGGCAGCAAAATGCCTAAGCGTGAATACACACGTGGTGAATTGTTTCATATGCTATTGATTAAAAGTGATAATGCAGCAGCAGAAACATTGGCGTCAGACTATCCTGGTGGCCGCCAACGATTCATTCATCATATGAATTCAAGAGCATTGATGCTGGACATGTATAGCACAAGTTTTGATGATCCTTCAGGCTTGAGTAAATACAATGTAAGCACCGCCAGTGATGTAACACAGATGGTAATTGAATCTTCAAACTATCCTGAGATTCGTGAGATTTCTACCAAAAAAGTGGCAACAATTTTGACACAGGTCAAACAGAAAAATAGAGTTTTAGTTCTACATAATACGAACACTGCTATATTATCACAAGTGAATGGTGTTCAGGTGAGCAAGACCGGCTACACGAACCCGGCAGGATTTTGTGTAGCCATTATGGTACATAAAACAGAAGGTGACCGAGATTATCATGAGGTAATAGTTGTAATGGGCGCACGTAATCCGTCACAGAGAGTTGACACTGTGAAACGAGTTGTGTATAATGGAGTGATAGGAGATGATTATGACACGCCGAGCCGAATTTGAAGCAGTGATGAATCGCATTCGTAATCTTGATGAATATGAGGTTGAAATAGTGGTGCCTGAAGAATTTCAATTCGATGGTCCCGTACCATTTGATATGGAAATTGCCGGCGGTGTAGCATGGGTAAGAGTCATTGCAGCATCAATGGAAGAAGCAAAGTTTAAAGTAAATGAATACTTCGAAAGCAAATATAAGTAAACCCTGGATGGCACCAGAGTATGACATTCCCGTTCTTGAGAATGAAGAAATGTGGTCGCAACGAGTTATAGATGAGACTGCCGGATATATCTGGCTAGAAATTGATAGGGAAGAAAATGACAAAGAAAAAGAAACAAAGTAATCCAGAACCAACTATTCAACCTGCATCACTTGCAAGCAGCACAATTCGAATCATGCCTGAGCCAAATGTGCATGGTTTATTTCCTACGCCTGTATTGTTTGCACGTTTTCACCGTGAATGGACAGACGATGAGAAAAAGTTTTTCAATGAGACTGCGAAATCTACCACACAAAATACTGGCAATCTAACAAGTGCAGACCGATATGTGCTAGACCATCCTGTAATGAAGGACATTCGTGATTACTATCAGTTTTATATCAATTACTACATGGAAAAAATATATGCACCAAAATATCCAGTTGAGGCATATATTACACAATCATGGATGAATTACACTAAGACTGGTCAATTTCATCACAAACACGCACACCCAAACAGTTGGTTGTCTGGTTGCATTTATGTGAGTACCGACCGTGAAAAAGACCGCATTACATTTTATAATGACAAATATAATAGAATCAATTTGCCCACAGAGAACTTTAATCCATACAATTCGGAGTCATGGTGGTTCTCTGTAGGCACTGGTGATATTGTTATTTTCCCATCATATCTTACTCATATGGTGGAACAAACAACAAGCAACGATACCAGAGTGAGTATTGCTATCAATACATTCCTTAAAGGTTATATTGGCGATGAGCATAGTTTGACTGGTTTACATTTGAAAGAACAAGATTTGGATGCACCACAGCGCAAAGAGCCACGACCAAATGGACAGAGTGGTGGTTATTAATGTGGGTTTTAATGATTAGCCTGTATATGCTACAATCAAACACCGAACTTGTGCAAAGCAAAGGTGTGATAGAAGCACCACAACGTAGCCTTGAGCAATGTCACAAAGAACGTGATAGAGTGAAAGAACAATGGCGTATGGATGGCTATCGTGTAAGTCCGAGATGTATTTACATTAAATATTATTAAGCGGGTATGGAGAAATTGGTAAACTCAGGAGACTTAAAATCTCCCGCTTCGGCTTGACGGTTCGAGTCCGTCTACCCGTACCAATCAAAGCGGCTATCGTATAATGGATAATACAGGGGATTTCTACTCCCTAAATGTGGGTTCGATTCCTGCTAGCCGTGCCAATACAAGGGAGATTATATTATGAGTGAAGTAGCAGTGAGGGAAAAATACTGGTGGGAACATTACCCACTTCATCAAATATGGTGCAACGATGCTTGCCCCTTAGTTCCAAGATTTGAGTATCGACCAGGTGATGAATGGAATGCCAACAACTGGTCACTACATTGGTTGATATTCAGAATTTGGACACTAGAATCTCCCTCATTCAGTGCTGAAATCAATCTTGCACCAGATAGTATAACAATTGGTTTTGTTGTTCTATATCTGAGAGTGTTTATTGGCTTTCATCATATGTGGCACTGGACATGGTTATATAAACTTAGTCGTATGCTACGCCGTAAACCCGCATTGAAGAATGAACAAGGAGAATACAATTGAGCAATCTAGTCAAATATGCTGAAAGTGAATTGGACCGCATTGGTATGACCGATGATGGTGACATGAATGGCATGATGCGAAAGCATTTGCTGCACATGGTCAAAGAATTTTCTGAAGAAGGACATTCTGGCTTCTCTGCTAATTATGCACTACAATGCCTTGAAAAATTAATGCGATTCAAACCACTGTCACCGTTGACGGGTGAAGATGATGAATGGTATGAACATAACTATGGTGAATCTGGTAAAACATATCAAAACAAAAGATGTTCATCCGTATTCAAAGAAAGTAAAGACGGTGAGGCATATGATATCGATGGTAAAGTATTTTGGGAATGGATTCGTGATGAAGAAACTGGTGAAGCAGTAAAATCATATTACACAAACAGAGACAGCAGAGTATTCGTAACTTTTCCCTATGCTGTACCAGATAAACCTATCTACGAATATCGACAATCGGATGCAGAGCCGCCATCACCACCGCAGAATGAAAATGGATTGTTGTAATGAAATACTATACCATATGTTATCCCGACCACAATATTCTAGGTCAAGAATACGTACATTGGGAAACATTATCTGAACAAGAAATTCTGGACAGTTATTGGGATTATTGGTCAAGTAAAGTGGCAGAAGTAAATCCTCATCATTTAATCTCAAAACAAATCACAAAAGAAAATTGTATCAATGATTGGTGTATTGTGCATTGGGCAGAACGAAACTATTGGCGTGAACGAATGGAGAATGTGCAATGAGTGACTTGAAAAGTGTAGATGTTTGGATTGATGATATGCTGACAAATAAGTCACTTACTGCAAGTGTAAAAGACTATCCTCCAGTAGTTGATCATGCCTCAGTGATGCGTTGGAATTCTGGCGTTGGCAACAATGTAACTGGTGTCGGCAGTATCAATGGCAATGTGACAAATGCTTCGCTTGATATAATCAAAGGTCAAATGGTTGCTGCTGAAATGAGACTTGATGCCAATGAAGCCATACAAATGGATGACATAGAACTTAAAAACAGATTGATTACGAAATTGGTAAGAGAATTGATGGACGGCAGGTACATTGAGTTTACAAAACAGCAAGATGTTGCAAGAATGGAAACAATAGTTCGTGCTAGAATTTATGTAACACCCGACGAGCAGGTTCGTGTTATCAGAAAGGTAACAAATGTCTGAAAAAGTTGTCAAAAAGAAATCATTATGGCGAAAAAGGCAGGCACCTAGCAGATAATGGTTGACAATCTTACCGCTTTCCGCCATACTAACAATGTGATGAGAAAGAGAGAAATGATGAGTAAGAAAGTTAGCAAATTTGATATAAGTGAGTTGTGTGGCTGGGTTGGCATGGTGATGATTCATGCTGCTACTCTACCAACTAGTCTGGGTGTGATTCTGGGTTACAGTGATAAGTTGCCACCACTTAGCATGGTGTTGATGGTGTGGAGTGGTTTGTTTCTGTTTCTGGTTCGTGCGTTGGGTAGGAACGATAAGTTATACATAATCAGTAACGCTGTCGGATTCTTCTTCAATAGCATACTGTTGGCTTTGATTGTGTTTAAATAATGGAGAACGTGATGAGTAACTTAGTAAATGCTGCTGTACAAAGAAAATGGGAAATGCAGGCTTACGGTGGGTACAAAGATGAAATCGTAGAGTCTGTGAAAGATTCAATTACTTTTAAACTTTCGGGACCAGGTATGGTAGTTGCAAGTTATCTGTCGGATGCACAAGAGGTCCTTCAGGGTAATCCTGAAGCGGCAAGACAATATATCAATATCGCAAAAATGTTGATGATGGAATTTGAATTGGGATTCAATAGCCGTGGCGGGTAAGCTAGGTCCGCTTTTCATCGTAGCGGGCAATCAAGATGAATACGATGATTTTGTAATTCGTAAAAGAATGGTTGGTTGTGATTATGATTTTCGATATGTCTATGGTCCTAATGCACTGCGTGGCCTCAGCACTATTCGTGGGTTCTACGTTGGTAGTTATCAAGAACGCAACGATTGGCCTGAGATCGATATGCTTATCAAAGTGATAAAAGCTAAGGGTGGCTGACTTGACAAAGTTTTTACTTGCTGCTATACTATTAATTCTTGAGTTGATATGGAGATTGTGATGACTACGCCTGTTGTTGACGATGATGTAATTAACGAATTAGCAAGGGAAATTGCCGAGGCTACATTGGCCGAAGATGCCGAAGCCGAGTATGAGTCTATGCTAGATGAAATGTTTGCCGAACATCAAGCCATGTTATATGCGGCTCATTCGTGGGACCTTGATGCCATTGCCTACGGTGAGATGGGATGACAATGAAGTTATGTAAGGACTGTAAATACTTTCAAGAAGCCTCTGAAAAAGAGGCTTTTTGTTTACACCCGCAGGCGGTAAAATATGATGATCCAATTTATGGTGAGCATACAAAACGAACCTGCCGTGAGATGAGATTGGGTCCCGGTGCAGAATGCACCAAATTCGGTAAACTATGGGCTGCAAAGCCAGGATTTACGGTCACTACACCTGAGATTGTTTGAAATTATTCGACAAACCATAAATAATAATATGGTTCGGTGAATAATTCTAATCGAAGCAATCATGCCAGAAAAAGACCCTAAAGAAGAACTCAAAAAACATAGACCCAAAAAGAAAAAATTAGCAGTACCAGCCGAATTTCTACAAGAAGCAAAATCCTACGACGACAAATTAATTTTGGTGAAAACTCTGACCGAGATGGAAAAAGGTCGAGTGCTATTGATTATAAAAGGCATGTTATCGCAAGCAATCAAAGACAAAGGTAAAGTGAAGTGAGACAGTTATTGGAGATACTGCCAAAGTTATTGGGCATGATGCCCGAATTGGTCAAGTATATCAAATACATTCCAATACTGATGGTTTTATCAGGCATAGGCTATGGGGCATACTATGCATTGCAACGATACAAAGACCCCTATCTGTGCTATAATAATCAATTGTATGCACAAAAGTCCATTGATTCGAATGTTTATATTTTTGTTGGTGATGTATGTGTGAGTGGAAATGAGAACGATGTTCAACCGCCTGTTACGGAAAATTAATTGGGAATACGTGGTGCTGTATGGTTTTTACGCATCATGTATTCTTATCGTCATTACGGGCTACAATGTAGTCCGTAGTCAATTTGAAGCCGCCGAAGAGGCTTGCAATAATCGCAACGGTGTACTGTTGCAAGAAAAGCAAGGTGGCTTTGTCTGTATTAAAAAGAAATCAATTATCAATTTAGAAACAAATAATAGCCCTTGACAAACCCCTGACTTTCCGTCATAATAATACCGTGATGATTTGATTTGGAGATGACAAATGTACAAGAATCTACTGGCTGAAGCAAAGGTAATACAGGATGCATGGGGCTACGGTTTGCTCGAAGCAATTCAGTTTATCGTTGAGATGGAAGATGAGTACCCTTCTGAGGTGCGCCGTGAGTTGAAGCAATTTCTGCGTGATGGTGCCCGTATGTTTGCACCTAAAGAAGAGTACGTTTTAGTTAGTTCTGACGGAAGGGAAATCGTATGATCGGCGAAACATTTTTAGATGGTAAGCGTGTGATCGGCATGTATATGGGTGACTATGCCGTGTCTGGTGTAGTTCGCTTATCACGTGTGACCTACGGTGGTGGTATTTCGCATCATGTAACACTGGATAATCCTATAACGGTGTTCGGTGAGATACGTGAAAGCGTGATTCTTGAGTCTGAGTGTGTGAAAGGAGTTCTGTAATGTCTAGGAAACATTTTGAAGCGTTGGCGAAGTATATTTCTGGTATCATGGATCCCCATGCAAGGCTGCAAGCGGCTGTTGCAGTAGGTTCTGCTTGTGCAGAGGCAAATCCACGATTTGATGTTGACAAATTTTATAAGGCTTGTGGAGTTTAATATGTATGTAGCGCATGATTTTGGTAAGGTACGAATCGTACATGACGGTTCACCTTTTGATGTACTGTATGATGTTAAGGTAGAAGTTTTGGAGAATGGTGTGTGGAAGTTTTATGACGGCTACAATAGTCTAAGTAATGACTATGCATTTTCAGAAAGCCGTAAATCTGCTGGTCGTGCAATAGCCGAACTGGCTGCTAAGGCTGCTGCTAATCTACCAGGCGTGCCGGCATGAACGAGCAATTAAATAAATTTGCTGCTGAGGCTAGTATCAGTGTGGAGTATCTTACTAGCACCAAGCAAATTGTCTGCCTTGAAAAGTTTGCCGAACTGATTGTCACTCACTGTGCATCCCTATGCATGGCCAAGGCCGACCGTAAAAACATACTGAGTGCATACAATCTACCCACCGAGAGTGATGTAAAATATCCTGCTCCTGATCCACAGGGGCATCATACACAATACGGTCGAAAGTATGATACACCATGAATGAATACAAGTGGGAACGATTTGGTGATAGGTATTATTACTACAATGTAGCCACCGGCAAGATCGTCGGCACCGTCAGTAAGATTGCACTGCAAGAGGTATGGATATCTCTGGTGTATATCGGCGAATACAGTTTCACCGTTCAAGATGAAAAACACCTGGGTCAATACATTTCAATGGAATTTGCCAAAGAAGCCACACAAAGATTCTGGGACATTCAAAATAGGACATTGATAGAATGAATGACGAAAGCCACCTACCTGTATCTGAGCAAAGTTTAGTCTACCGCCTGCGAAAACGAGCCGAGATTCGGCGAAACATAGCAGACCGCAAGAGTGTGCAAGAAAACAAACCCGACCGCATAGCCGACCTGTTAGAAGAGGCTGCAAATGAAATTGATAGGCTCAAAGAGTTTGAATCGATGTGTGAAAAAGAGTATAAAAGAATGGAGAACGAAAAATTACGAGATGGTAGAGATATGAATTATGGTGGCGGTCATTGGGGACGACGATGAACGGACGAATTCGACAACTTTGTCAACAAAAGGCTAATTACTGGATGAATCATTATGATAGAAAAAGTCTAGCCGATATGTCATTACTTTACAATGATGTTGAAAAGTTTGCCGAGTTGATTGTCCGAGAATGTTTGAATACCATGGAAAACTGTGATGGTGATTTAGACTTTGCGATTTGGAAAACAAAAGAACACTTTGGAGTTGACAATGACTGAACGTGAAATGGAAATGTGGTGGGTGGGATTATTTACAATCGGTAAAGGCTTGACTTATTTGCTGGCTATAGCCTCAATGATAAAATATCTTTGGAGTTGAAAAATGGATGAAGTTGCCGTAGCATTTTTTGTAGCAATCGGTTTTATTTTTGGTGGTCTGGTGGGCTACATGGTAGGCGATTATGATAGAAAAGTAGCCGTCACTGAATGTCAAAAAGAACTGCCACGAAATGTTCATTGCACAATCATTGCCGTACCAGTGGACAAGAACTAATGAATGAGCGAATCAAAGACCTGGCTGAACAGGCTGGGTTTATACCTGGCATTATGGGTCTAAATCGATTTACTTACTTTGATACAGAAAAGTTCGCCGATTTGATTGTGCGAGAATGTGTAAAGGTAATGTATGATAATGCCATTGAGCGTAAGATCGGACTTGAAATTGACAAAAGACCGACATATTATGCCGCTGCTATACTAGAACATTTTGGAGCCAAAGAATGAACGAAACCCTAGTCATTCTCCAAGAGGAAGCCGCCGAAGTAATCCATGCAATCTCAAAGATACACCGATTCGGCATTGATAACCACAATTCAATTACAGGCGAGTCTAGCATTGAAACGCTACACAAAGAACTAGGCGACCTTCAGTGTATGATTGACCTGTGTATCGAGCAAGGTATAATCAAACCACTCCGCCTCCAGCATTATGCCCGAGCCAAACGAGAAAAGTTAAAACTATGGTCAAATATATCGTCATTATAGCATTACCACTGCTGTCCGCCTGCACCCACCACATGATTACAATCCGAGTAATCTCAGAGTCCAACACCAGCCAGAACCATTGTCTAAAAGATAACAAAATCATATGTAGTAGCAAATAAGCAAGTAACCTCCAAGTATCATTTTCTTGCTATTCCTGCAACCTCCGAGTATCACAAGCCACTTGACAATCCTACCAATTTCCACTATACTATGTCCATAGTGAGATGAATTGGAGAAGCAAATGAGCATACAGTATATTATAGACGGGCGAAACGGCCGTGATGAGCGTGTAATCCTCTGGCGTACCGGCGAGTATGCCTACGAACTGGAAATTGGTACAGGACTCTATCGTCGGACTGTTACACTCCTGAACACCGAATACTATGAAGCACTAGAACAATTTGATGCCAGAATAGACCACTATACGGAGATTGCATAATGACTAAAGTTTTCATTGTAGTAGAATGTGAAGCCTATGAGGGAGATACCGTCCTCCGTGTATTCAACAAATACAATGATGCCATAGCATACGGCGAAGGGCTAGTATTCGACGGCACCATCGATGAATTTGATGTATTTGAGCGTGAGGTATACTAAAGCGGTCACTTTCAACCGATGCTGCTGGTGCATGGTGCCCCATCGATAATGTGTGTGATAGCATGACCGCCTCTTAACTACGTGCTTAATTATCGAAACCAGTGAAGTTTATCAAATGAAATTCAAAACCAAAACCTATAATGATGCCGTGGAGATGGCTGCTAAAATGCTAACGGTCGATAGTAATAGTACCGCTGAGTTGGCCATGATAGCATTTATATACGGACAGCACCCCCATAAGGTGATGCAAGATATACAACGATTCCATAAGCGGTGGGCAAGGCTCATTGCCAAAGATGCTGCGGAGACTGCATAATGAAAAGAGTACCCTGGAAAATTACAGAAGATAAAATCGTCCGACAATATGCCGAAACGCATTCAGCCAGATATATTCAAGAAAATTTTCTACCACATAGAACACTATCCTCTGTTTCCGCACGAAGAAATTTCGTGATAAGATATAGAGAGGAAGCCGCTGGTATCCGTGAGTATGCATTTCGTGTAGAGGAATCCAGGCTGGTATATTTCCGTGTGAAATAGTGTGGGAAAGTGGGATATTGTGGGATGTAAACGCACTATTTATGGCGTGCTGGAACCGTGTGTGGCAGCGGCATACTAAATGTTGCAATATTCGCACTGCACACCACTACACCTAGTAGCACAATGACAACACCGCACAAAGTGGTTGACAAAGCCCGCCTATTCCGCCATAATCTAACCGTGATGAGTTGATATTGAGGAGTTTGAAATGTTTGCGATTTTGATACTGTTTGCGGCTTTGATGGTGTGGGGTGTTCTGGCTGCTGCCCCTGGTGCTGTTACTACTCTGGGCTGATAATATGAAAGTGACAACTATTTCTATCGTGGGTGGCTGGCGTACTGAGTTGCAATTTGCTGATGGTACGACAGTTCGTGTGGGGCCAGTGTGCAATCGTGTATCGGACACCTGGGACTGGCAGCGTGAAAATTTGTTTAATGTGGTCGAAGGTTATCAATTAATGGAGGCAGCGTAATGGATGCAGCGGCACTTGTTTTTGTGATAATTGCACCTTTTGCAATGGCGTATATTTTGTGGGATGCCTATCGTGACAGAAAAGGCGCATAATTGCCGATCCGCTGGTTGACAGAATCCAGTGGTTTTTGTATAATGCCTGTGTGGTGATGATAAAGGAGTGATGATGATTGTCCGCCGTGAAACATTGAATGCCATTTCGACCATGCTGTATGAAGGCCGCTCATATGGCCACATTGCATGGGCACTGAATCTTGCAGTGGCCGATGTAAAGGCCGCTATTACAGCGTGGAAACTATAAGGAGCATATAATGAAAGCACTATTCACTGAAGCAGAGGTAGCAGAGGCCACTAAGGGCATGGGTGCTACACTATGCAAACCCCGTAAGGCCAAAAAGCCAGTATGCCGTGCTAAGGCCTCTAAGGGCTTTGTGAAGGGCACTGGTGGTATTGCCGCCGGCTATCCACGAAAGGCCTTTGCATAATGAAAAAGGCACTGTTCACTGATGCTGAGGCCATGGCCGCTGCTGATGAGTTTACGCAATACATGGCCCCACGTACAGTGGTGGCAGGTGGAAAAAATGGTGATGTGACACTGTACGGGGAAAATCCAAATACCCGTAAGCCGCCTGCTGTGAATATACATGATGAGGAAGAGGAAATCAATGGGCTATTACAAGAACTTAATCGTTGAGGTGCTAGAGTTGAATGATGCCGGCCTGAGTGTAACGGCCATTGCCGATAGACTGGGGCTTGCTGCAATCACTGTGGCCAATGTACTAGAGCAATACGGGCGCCCTGAGGGTGCATAGGGCACTACAAGGCAGTGTGTAGTGTGTGTTATGGTGAAATCGATGAGCGGTATAGAAAAAAGGGATTCCTTAAAGGAACATGCTTTTTCGAAGCAACCTTATCGAGCGTCTGGTTCTGTGGTCGATTTGCACTTCCACCACTGAATCGCACTAAAATTTTTTTTGGAACCACCGGAGTGTGGAGAGTTGAACAATGGCTTATGTCTATGATATTGAACCTGACCTACGTGCTGATTGGCTCAGGGATTTGCAGCCTCCCGCTTATCTGTATTTGATTGGTTCTGGAAAACGTGGCTCTGCTACAAAGATTGGCATCACACGGAGTCCTATTGCGAATCGGCTCAAGGACTTGCAAGCAAATCACTGGGAAGAGTTGAAGGTCATTTACGTAACCGATTTTATGTACAAGTATGCGGCTAGGTATGAGCATACAATGAAACGTTGGTATGCACCTAAGAACGTTCGTGGTGAATGGTACAAGCTAACTGAGAATGATTTGGTGAATATCATTGATTATATCGAAGGTTGGTGGAGGCCTGATTATTCACCTGGGTTTGCTGAGGCTGAGTATAAAGAAATGAGCAAATATTATGGTAAACAAAAACGTATATTGACTGAACGTATTCCTGCACAATTGCCAAAGGAAAATTGGAGTTCATATCGGCGTAAACGTTTAGCACACTTGCAAAAATGAAAATTCTTTATATCGCTCTGGCAATCTATGTCGTTGTTAATCTGTTAGTTGTATTATACTTTCGTTACCAGGATTCTAATTCTGGTTGGCTTCACTATTACTTACGGAAAGCAAAAAATGCCAATAACACTGGTTCCCGCTGAGTCTTCTGAGATAACTGAGATAACTGAAACCACTGAGGTGGTTGTGCAAAAGACAACACCTTCTGTGGACATACCAGATTTTGTTTTTGATAACGATACAGCAATTCTTTTCATTTTTGCATTTGTTGCATATATTGCAATTAAACTGGTGATTCGCTTTCTGCCGATCATACTCGGTGTAGGTGCATTTGTTGCTTTTATGAAACTATATGGAATTGCTTGACAATCTGGCCGACCTCGGCTATAATGGATCCATGTTGAGAGTGAATGGAGATACGAAATGATTAACTTTACCAAAACTGAATATCCTTCAGTGGTCGGTGGTGCAATTGTCAAAGTGCCTGTATCGATTGGTGTAGGTACCACTTTGTTTATTCGTAACGATTCTGAGCAAATTATGTCGGATATCTGGGAGATGGTCACCAAGGCTTTCTACTGGGACGGCAAGGTGATTCGTGAGCAGTGGTTGGACAATGATGCTGTGGTCGAAATTGATGCGGATTTTGGTTCGTTACTCCCTGAGATTGAGTCTGCTGAGTATGCTCGATTTCTGAATGTTGAGTTGGAGAATGCTGAGTACGAAGCAAAGAATCCTGCAAAACGTGGTCGCCTGGTGCGTGTGGTCGGTGGTCGTGACAAAGCACTGAAGGGTAAAGAGGGTCGTGTGGTTGTCGTAAAAGAAATGCAATACGGTATGGGCTATCGCTCGGTCATGCGTGATAAACTTGGTATTGCACTGGATGATGAAAAGGTGACTGTTGAGCGAAATGGTAAAGTGTATGAGAATTACAAGAATATGATCTGGGTCTGGGCACATAATTGTGAAGTGGTGGCACCTGAGCCTGATGTATTCTATGCTGAGAAATGTGCCAAGGCTCGCACTGAATCGTATATGAGTGTGCTGAAAAACAATATCGCTCGGTCGATTCCGAAGTTTGGTGCTACTGTAAATTAAGGAGAAAATTATGTCTGATTTGGCTACTGCACTGATTGGTTATAAAGATGCTATCGTTCGCCATTATGAGTTACGATATGAAAATCCGAACGGTGAACGGTTCGGCATTGAGTTTGATGAAGGCAACAAATATGTAAAAGTGGTGTCGGTGTCCTGGGGCTCCCGCTCGGTACATTCGTTTATCGATAAGGCCACCGGTGATATCTGGAGAGCGGCATCGTGGAAATCGCCGGCTCGAAACTTTGTGCGTGGCAATGTGTTCAAACCTGATTCGTATCTGAATCGTACAACCTGGACAGGAGTGGTATAATGGAATGGTTTACAAAGGAAAGACTGCGGACTGGTCTAGGGTTTGTCTGGTCTGGTCTGATGGTTGTGTGTTTGTTTCTGGGTCGGATTGATTTGAGTATCTTTGCGGCGCTGATGCTCATTCTCATGGAAGTTGAGAAAATCAACCGCAAAGATGAGTCCTGACCTCGATAGAAAACTGTGTGAAAAATACCCTGACATAATGGCTGAACGGCGCCTCGGTGCCATGCAAACGGCCATGTGTTGGGGCTTTGATCATGGTGACGGCTGGTATAACATCCTCGACAGTGCCATGAGGCTGGTGCAGTCGCATATCGATATGTCTCGTCGCCGTGGTATAGAGATTGAGCAAGTTGTCTTTGAGCAGGTCAAAGAAAAGTTTGGTATGTTGACAATCTATCACCGTGGTGGTAATGAATACACTGACGGTGTGCTACGCATGGCCGAAGAAATAAGTCGGCACACCTGTGAAGAATGTGGTGCACCTGGCTATTCGACAGCCAGCGGTTGGATTCGTACACTGTGTGATAATCATCATCAAAATAAAACCTGAATAAAGAATAAAAGTATGCTATTATTGATTAACGTTGTTTTTGCATTGATATTTTGGAATGCCTGTACAATAGCGGCCGATGAAGGTCGTACTGGATGGGCATGGACCTATTTGATAGTATCGGCTTGGAACGGTGCTTCTGCACTATCATCGATTTTTTAAGGAGAAGTGAAATGAAAGAAGGTCTTTTGTTTTTGACTGGTTTTCTGGTGTTTATTGGTACACTGACATTTGTTTCGGTCTATGAGGCCACGATGCGCCAGAGTTGTCGTGAGGTAGCAATCGCTAAAGGTTATAACGCTGTAGAAGTACAAGCGGTTTGTAAACTGTAAATAAGGAGATATATTATGCCCAATTGGTGCGACAATTCACTGACGGTTCGCCATGCCGAAAAGTCAAAAATAGATGAACTTGAAGCAGAGTTAAATAAAGGTGATGATGCACAGTTACTTGCACATTTTCGGCCATATGAAGGTGAATGGGATTATGGTTGGTGTGTAGAGAATTGGGGCACCAAATGGGATGCAAGAATCATTGATTGGGAACGAACTGGTGATGATACCATTTATGTTACCTTTGAAACAGCATGGGGACCACCTATTACACTATACGAATACATTGAGCAAGATGGCTGGGAAGTAGAAGGCCTGTATAACGAACCTGGTATGGCCTTTGCTGGTATCTACGAAGATGGTGCGGATAATTATTATGAGTATGCAGAATTGTCTGCTGATGAAATCGAAGAAGAATTGCCAGAAATTCTCGAAGATACGTATGGCATAGCACAATACAAACGTGATTGGGAAACAGAAGAAGAATGGGATAGTTGGGATGGTCCCGATAATTCTTCTTCAGAATTAACAGAAGAAGAAATGAAACAAACATTAACCGAACTCAAAGAAGAGTTTGATAAATTGAATGGAAAAAATGAATAGATACGGCGTTCACTCCAATCGCTTTCAAGGCGACTATAAACGTGTGTTGACAGTTTGCTCGGCCAATATGTTACGGTCGCCTACGATAGCACACATTCTATCTGCTGACCCGTATAACTTCAATACACGGTCGGCAGGCACGGCAGGATTTGCATTGATTCCTGTTACGGAAGATTTGCTGATGTGGGCTGATGAGGTTGTGTGCGCTGATACCGAACACGCATTGTGGGTACGGAATAAAATGATGGAATGGATGATTGATAAGCCAATCATTGATTTGCAAATTCCTGATATCTATGAGTATCGCAATCCAGAACTAATTGAGTTGATCAAGGAGCGTTATGAATCAAAAACTGCTGAATGATTTAGCACTGCAAACAGGCGGCAGTTTTTATCCTGCCGTCTTTGAAACTTATCAAAAAGCATACACTTTGAATGTGTTGTCAGAAATATACCAAGTGTTTCAAAAACAGCAATTTGACGGGTATGCAATAGACTTCTGGGATGATGTTGTCCAGCATTTTCAACTTGACAACACCGAAGAAGAAATGTTGCTAAAAAGCAACAAAAATACTGGTTGACAGAGTACCGCAGTGCCGCTATAATTATACATGTTGATTAATTACATGGAGGTTTGTGATGGCTTACGTTTCGCAAGATTTGAAGGCAAAGTTGGCACCTAAGATTAAGGCAATCTGCAAAAAGTATGGCGTCAAAGCCAGCCTTGCAGTACGCAATCATTCTACGCTGGTGCTGAATGTAAAATCTGGTAAAGTGGATTTTATCGGTGACTACGGTGATACACCAGAAACACGTGCCGATGCTGAGAAATTTGGTATTCAGGTAAATCCGTATCATTACAAAAGCCACTTCAATGGTGAAGCATATCACTTTTTGAGTGAAGTGATTCCAGCAATGAATGCTGGTAACTGGGACAAATCTGATGCACAAGTCGATTACTTTAATGTTGGTTGGTATATCGACGTAAACATCGGTAAGTGGAACAAACCTTATGCTCTGGAGGCTTAATCATGGATCATATAGATAAAATTATCGCTTTTGAACAAGGCAAACTAGATTTTGAGGCCACTATCGAATTGTTTCAAGAATTGATCGATTCTGGACTTGTTTGGAAATTGCAAGGTTCGTATGGTCGAACGGCACGTGGCTTGATTGATGAAGGTTGGTGTGTAGAATGATGAGTAAAGAAAGAATCGTATCGAATCGTATCCGTACACCTGACGGTACGATTCTTGAGTCCATGCATCGGCATGATTTTAAATCTCATCCCGATAAAAATGGACTTATATACATGGTCGATGGCGGCTTAGATTATCTTCGTCGTAACGTACATGATGAAGCACCTTATGAGGAATTGTCGGTGTATTCGGATGATCCACATGATGTAATTCGTGAAGCATTTAAGTGGGGTACACGTGGCAAAGATGGTAAGCAGCCTTTGAAATATGTACCGTTAAAAGACTTGACAACAGAACATATTGAGGCTATACTTAAAACTCAAGACCACATTCAACAATATATTCGAAATATATTTTTGGATGAGATGATTTTCAGAGTTAAAATGTATAAATAAGATTATGAACAAACATATACACAATACGAAGCCCTGCCAAGAATATCGCACATTTAGCGATAATGGCTCATGGGCGATTCAAACGGGAGTTTGTGTATAGAATATAGTTTGTAGTTTTAAGATTACACAAACCCCGAAAATCAAAAGTTTTCGGGGTTTTTTATTTCTCGGTGTGGTGTAGTGATAACATACGTGGTTTGGGACCATGTGTCGAAGGTTTGATTCCTTCTACCGAGACCAGTTATCAAAGTAGTAATGTGTTGTAAAACAACAACACAATAAAATGCTTGACAAAGATGTGGTATTTCTGTAGAATGATGTTTGTTGAGTGATTGATCTTTAAAAAGTAAGCAGCAAAAAAAACGGAAGTGAACGGTCCGTTCTCTGAAAAAGAGTTTAGCAAGGGTTTGATGCGGCAATGACTTCGGCATCATGTAATAGTCAGTTCCTTGTTAGTTTTTGAAATGCACCCATCGTCTAGAGGCCTAGGACATTGCCCTTTCAAGGCAGCAACACGGGTTCGAATCCCGTTGGGTGTACCAAGATTAAATTATTGGAGATTATATGAATACGAATCGTTACATTGGTCGTTTCAATAAGTACAAAGTTGGAGAAAAAGTTGCAATTGGTATGAAAGAAGCAAAGTTTTTCCAACGAGGTTATTCTCTGCTGAAAGGTAAAGAATATAAAATTGTAAAACTGAATCAAAGTGTTCGATTGTATCATTCAAATGAATCAGGGTTTTTTGTAAAATAAAGGAGAGTCCATTATGGACAGTGACAAGAGTGGTAAGATAACGGGGCTATAGTCAAACGGTTAAGACAGCGGACTTTTAATCCGTCAGGTCAGGGTTCGAATCCCTGTGGCCCCACCATCTAAAAACACATTAGTTCTGAGGGTTGTTCCAAAGGTAATTATCTTCTGTGAAGTCCTAGTGTGTTTCTAAATGGTTCAGTTGGAGGTTCGCCAAGTTGGTAAGGCATCGGATTTTGATTCCGACATGCACAGGTTCGAGTCCTGTACCTCCTGCCAAGAATATGGCATGTTAGCATAGTTGGCCTAATGCGCCGCCCTGTCACGGCGGAGACCACGGGTTCGAATCCCGTACATGTCGCCAGAATTATTGCTCAGTAGCACAGCGGTAGTTGCGCCTGACTGTTAATCAGGATGTCGTAGGTTCGATCCCTACCTGAGCAGCCAAGTTTTGTAGTACCTTAGTAAAGATGTGGTGCAAACGTATTGACAAGCCAAACCCCTGACTAAGGAACAATACTACAAAAATCCGGTTACTACTTTCCTGAAAGTAGCGTGTGGCGACGATAATTGACCCGGTGGCTATGGCACCGTTAGCGCAATGCAGAGCAGACAACATAGCAGCGTACATTATGCGTGAAACATTCAACATGATGTGGACAGGGTAACAACTCAGCATAGGGGCGATGACTGGTAATCACGTAGCCTAAGCA